GTGGTGGTTTGGTTTTCAAATGGCGCTGCGTCAGCGATCGCCTTGAAATATGCCGCCGCGAATTATCAAAACGTGATAGCGGTTAATTGTGCCAGCACTCTTTCAACCGAATCGCCCGATAATCTCCGCTTTCAAAATCAAATATCAGAATGGACAAACGTACCAATTCTGCAACTCTATTCCAGCGAGTACAAAGATATTTATGATGTTTTCAGGAAAAAGAGATTTATTGTCGGTAAGGGTTTTGCACCATGCACGCATGAACTAAAGCGGCGCGTGCGTGAACTCTGGCAAGAGCCATCTGATTACCATGTCTTTGGTTATCATGCCGGGGAAACTCGCCGGGCAAAAGATTTTGAAAGAGACAATCCAGATTTGTATTTACTTTGGCCGCTCATCGAACTTGGCATAACAAAGCGCGATTGTCTAACCATTCTCGAATCTGCTGGTATTCGATTGCCAGAACTTTATTATCTTGGCTTTCCAAATAACAATTGTTTAGGGTGCGTGAAATCTAAATCAATTGCTTACTGGCTAAAAGTTTTTACATATTTTCCAGAGAACTTTTGGAAAATCGCCACGATAGAAAGAGAGTTGAATTATCACATCTGCCGGAAATATTTCCTCGATGAACTGCCAGGGCTAAACTTCCTCGGCAAAGAACTCTCTCAGAAATTACGCGGGGTTGAGTGCGGGCCGTTCTGCACGCCACCTAACACCGCGTCCACCGGACGAAAAGCCAGCAGCCGTCAAAGCGGCTTTGTCCGCTCGAAATATCTTATCCCGTTTGCTTGGTTGGTTCTCGGCTTTTCGCCGGTAACGCAATCCGTTGGCTTGCTATTGGAGAAATATGGAACACTTCCCCGCAAAGAAATGCACCTCGCCAGACGATTACGAAAAATCCGAAGTTTGGATTTCGTTGTGCGGCCTGGATAATAAATACATCGGCGGATTTCAGCGTTGTGGCGTTTCGGCCCCAGGGTATCCAGACCGTGCAACTTACAGCGCCTATCCGTTCAACCCCGCCAATCCAATTTACATTTACGACGGCGGATATTTCTGGCCCTCCCGCGAATGGCACGCTTATTATCGTCAGCATCACATCACGCCCGCAGAAGCGCAAGCCAACATTGCGTCCACCGGAATTGTGGCGGGCGGTCCCGTTTCACCGGCTAATATGTCAGCCGATGGCGTCACCGTCAAAGGGGCGGATACTACATCCGCAGCCACAATCCGGTAACGCTTGGCCGTTAGACCCCTAAGCAAAGGAGCCTTATGAGAACAGTCAGAGAAATAACAGCCGAAGAAGAAAATTTCAGAATGGAATCAATGCCAGGCTTTCCAGATAATTTTTCAACTATTCGCCGCGATCCCATTGAGCCTGAGCCAGTTGGAACAATCGTTTTGCTTGCATTCCGCATAACTGGCTACGACAAAGATTGTGATGGTTCGCTCATGGCGCGATTGGAACACATTGATTATGAAAACCTCGAAGGTACTGGATGGGAAAGCTCAAACAATGGATTGTATCCATCCACAGATATTGTCGCTTCGGAAGATGAAGTAAGGTCTCTTTATCGTGAGGCTCTTACGGGGTCTAACACAGCGTGCACCCGACGTGGGGCAGGCTGGGCAATAATTGGACAGGTTCGCGTGCCCCACGCGGGTAACGCAAACCGTTGGGCGGCTTCGCCGCGTGAAAGGTTCATCATGGAAAAATGTCCGTTTTGTGATTTACATCCGTTTGAATATGTTGATATTGGCGTAGGTCAGCAAGCCGTTGCCGTCAACTGTTGCGAATATGGGTATCTCTTATATGATAGGTGTTGGTCATACCGTAAGGTGAAAGCCTATCAGGTTTATTCAGATGTCATGTCGTGGTTTTGGTCAATAGTACACCGCCTAACAAAGCGTGCACCCGACAAGGGCAACGAGTCTGAAAACGATATTCCATTCTAATAAATTCATGGTCTTGCGTTCTCGCCCTTGCGGGTAACGCAAACCGTTAGCCCGCTTCTTTGCAAAAGGAGAGCCATGAGCAAATACGGAACAAATGTCACAAAATTGATTACTCAATTTATCGCTCGTGAAGCAATACCATCAGGCGGCGGCATTGCGTCAGCAGTGGAGTTTTTCCAAAATCCAGAACGGCGCAAGCAAGTTTTAGAAGCCGCAGAAACAAAAGCAATTCAGGCGATTGCACTTATCAAGACCGCGCCAGACAATCTATTTGGAAATGATGATGAATTGATTGCTGGTGAATTGCTGAAAAAGATTGCCGAACGAAAACGCGGGCTAACACCGCGTGCAGTGGACAGTGGGGATTCTCCCCGCTGATTTAGTTGGTTCGCGTCTGGTAGTTGGTGCGGCTCTCTGGCATTTTCCCAGCCCGCCCCACTGCCACTAACGCCAGCCGTTAGCCCGGCAAATAATAAACGGTATACGGATTAGGTAACGCCGTCTCCTCCCGCTGTTGCAAAATGGACAGTGGGAGTTTTATATTATGCAGGCTCCAGACATTCCAGCGGGATATACCAATCCCTTGCCATATTCACCTTTGCCCACTCACCGCCCCAGATAGGCGAGAACATTGTATTGCCGCGCGGCGTTGGATTGAATACGTTGTTACCACCCGCCGCACTACATTGCGGTATCAGGTGGGGATGTGATTGCGGGGTGATGGTCCCGGCTATCAGCTTCGCTAAATCCGCCTTTGTAAACGTGACAACCTTGCCCATCTCAATCTGTCTCTTTTTGGTATTCCCCGGCGTAGCCGTCAGGAATGTTTTACGCTCGCCGATTTGTACCAATTGCCCGCCCCATAACATCGTACCCGTTTTGAACAGCGTAGCCGTTTTCCATTTGCCGCCCCAATATGGACGGGTCGCCTCACCATCGAACACCAGCCAATTCATCATTTGATCGAACGTGTCAGAGGTGTGTTTCCCCCACTTTGTTTGTATGTTTATCAGCGCATTCATCTCAGCGCGCCCCAGTACAACATGATTTTCCACAACCGACCATGTACTCGTGAGAGGGACATACATACAGACGCGCTGAAAGTTCGTTGTTTTTATCACGTTCACGTCGCAGTTATATTCCTTCGCCATGATGGGATCGCCCCACTTGCGGACGCGGTAAGAGGGGGGAGGTACTTGCGCCGCTTCTACCTCAATACTCCCATCGTTGAACACTTTTACTGTACGCAGTAGACTAGCCATCTATAACAATGCTCCCGTCATCGAATACTTTGATTGTGTGTGTCAATACCTTTTGCGGCGGATTCGGGTCGCTCGTTTCCACCATAAACACATTACCGGTTGACGTGTTCTTTTCAGCCGCCCAATATTGACCCGTTGGGGATGTGACGTCGAAGGGTGTCAATACGCCAGCTTTATACAACTTATCTATCTTGTGGCGGACGATGTTTCCATCCGTGCCATTTTCAACGGAGTGTACAACGTCATTGAGTTGTATTGTGAATATCGGATTGCCACCAGTCAAGGCGTCCCGTACATTCAGGGCGTCAACCGTAACGAGATAATATTTGTCTGTGGGCATGGGGTCTGTACCTCCTCCGATTCCGTAACGTGCGGAAAACTCCGCCGCGGTGCCGTTGAATTTATTCATATCAATTTCAATACTCTCGCACCCCCAAGCCAAGCCCCAAGAGGGCGTACCCCATTGCCAATACAGGCAGTTTGTCCACGGGACCGGGATTGACACATTAGCGGGATTTGACGTGTACCAGGCGATCCATAAACCAAATGCAGAAAAGAATGGATACTCTGACGCGGGTATCTTGCCAGTAAAGTAATAGTACCCGGTATAAATTCCAATCTTTACGGATGGCAATAACTCATGCAATCGGGTCAAGAATATTTTCCAGTTCTTCCACCCCGCATAACTCCCGCCGTATGCCTCTTCCAAGTCAAGCCACAATTCCAATTCAGGCTTATCGGTTGCGAACAGTCCCGCAAATAGCTCCGCCTGTGCGAGCGGGGGATAGCGTGAGTCATAAAACCAATACGAACCGCGCGGTAATCCCGCCGCTTTTGCGTTCGCCCAATTGTAGGCAAAGTCAGGGTCAACCCAAGCGTTCTGCCCGGCGCGCACAATGACGAAGGACGCACCCTGTCCAACCATCTTGGTAAAGTCTATGCGTTGGAGTGTCCCGTTATCATCCTGATACAGAGATACATCCGCGCCGATTACGTTTCCGTCTGTGAAGTTCATACCACTCCTATCATGCCGCCGGATACCAGTACACCGTTCCAGTGCGTGCGATAAGGTCATCTGTTGCCGCGCCCACCCCTGCCGCCTCGCCTGTAATCTTTAGTATGTTTGTGTTAGTCAGCGTCAAACCCGTAACTCTTGTATAAAGCGCGGGTACAGTTGCGGACATTCTATATCCGCTCGCTGTGACCGAACATCGAACGACTGTAGAACTTTCCCGAATCATCTCGACATTAATACCACAATACCCAAGCCCGCCCGCAATGGTGATAGCGGCTGTGTCATATATGGATGTACCGCCCAAGTATATCCTAATTCGACGCGTGGCTGTTGCGTGCGCTACCATCGTGACCATGTAGGAGGCGGTTACCTTGTCACCGTCCGCCACAAAGGTATCAGCGTCTAGAGTGTCAGAATATAAATCATCCTCACCCGTCCCAACGTTCCCGACGTTGGCGTAGTGGTCGAATATAATGCCGCCAATTTTTGCAATGGGACCTCCGTTGAGAGTAATTCTTGATATTTTTATACCAGCCAGGGAGGCGTCGATCTTCAAGAGATGTTGATATACTCCCTGAGCATTCATGTTAATTGCCGCACCATCTGTACTTGAGCCGTACACATCTATACGATAGTTACTCGACAGACCAGTTATATGATTAACGGTTGTAGCGGCATAATTATTAAGCGTCCCGGTGTTTTGCCATGCTACTATTCTTGACGCTTCTGTCCCACTCGATAAAAATCGTATTGCGTTTGGATTTGTAGTGTCATCATAATTATCTATATTTATAGACATACCATCTGAATCCAACACACCCGCACCGCTTCCCCAATATATTTTTCCCGTCGCGGCGTCTACATAAAATTGAACCGTCCCATCATCCGCCATACCCGCCAAATGAGCATCAACGCCAATCAAGCCTATAAGAGATTCACCCGACATAATCATTCGGACTACGTTCTTATCCACATCCACCGCGTAGAATTTAGCCGCGCTGATCTTGTCCGCTATCTCGCCCAAGTCGTTCACGCTCGCACTCGCGCGCGCGCCCGTCTTGGATTCCAGCCGCTTGATACGGGAAATCATATTCTGTCTATTTAATTTTTGCTCTAATGGTTGCCTTACAAAACTGCTCATACTGTCACCTCTGATACTGTCAACTCTACTTTGTTTTTACTGTTCGGCTCATACACCATGCCAACGATTCTAACTACCGTCTCATATCCGATACCCGTATTACCAAAGCCGATGTTTTGAAAGCGTAGCGTCAAGGTATTACCCATGCGAATATACTTCCACGTAGCACCCAAATTCAAAGCGTTTAGCCTGAATGTGTTGGGGATGTTTTCATATTCCTGCAACTTTTTTATGGTATTACTTTGTATAGAGGCTTGAGTCGAATTCTCAAACTCCTCCGACCCCTGCCTAAGCCCGTATTTGCCGATACTCTGTTTATCTTTGGCGGTAAACATCGGCTTCGACTTCCACGTTTCGCCTTCGCCATACCCCAGCAGGTCATTTACAATCGTGCCGTCTACAACCATGATACGCCCCACCGCCTCGACATTCCCGCCGCCCTTGCCTTCATGTAACAGTATGGATGTATCACGTCCTATTTTTTGCGACCAATTACCAATCACCCGCAAGCGTTCGTTTTTGTCAATCTGCGGGATAAACTCGTATTCTTCCAGACTTCGTTCCCGTATTCTCCGCAAACTCTCACTAAGCAGGATGGGGTTAAGAGTCTCTTCGCGCTGTTCGCCGCCCGTCCACAATGACCCAACCTGCAAAATGGTCGCCTCTGCCTGATTGACTTTATTTATCAGCTTGCCAAATATCGAACCCGCAGAACCTTTTATGGTCTCTTCCACGGGACCGCGCCGAAAACTGAAAACGTGTTCCGGTGAATAGGCTGATACGGTAACAGAGCGGGTATCCCATTCCTGCGGCGTGTCAATCACTCCCACCCAATCAGGTAACAGGTTGTTTTCAATCAATAGCCAGTTCCCAAAGTTTAGTACCTTCGGATTAACGATCTGCGTTTTGCGTGACGGGTAGGTAAATTGCGCCCGCCCTTCGTCGTTCAATACCCATGAGCGTTCAACAGCCGCGTTAAACTCTGCGATAGGGATACCGCTTCTATCAAAAACGCGCACCCGATCCTTCGGGAATGAGGAGGTGGAGAGCCACATTAGAAAAAGTTCGCCCTGTCTTTAAACTTTATAACGATATTCATTGGGTCTACATCGCTTTTCTGGGTTTCAAATCCTATTGTATTTGTACCCGGTCTAAGTACCAGCCACTTGGAACGAACAGTGGATAATTTTATACACCCATTAACCACTTTGCCCTTATAGGTCACGGTTGGAAAGTCTGGATTTGTGTCAATATAAAGTGTCTCACTGGTTGCCATTGGAAAATTGATTATAAAATAATCGCCCGTTGTGGAATTGACAATCTTAAAATTCGCCTGTACGTTTGCCGCCTCCGCACGTATCATTACATGGGGATTATTGGTAATTGCAACCGTCACCGCTTCAACACTTACGCGGGCGTAATTATCGGTAGAGCCTGTGATTGACCCGTTCTGTATAAAGCGTAAATAAGTTGTGCCCGTGGGGATGGTCAAATCAGAGGATGAAATAGTCCACGCCGTCCAGGTCGAATAATCCGTTGCTGATTGCGCGGCTACTGTGGCGAGCGTCGCCCATGTCTGGTCATCTGGGCTTGACTGCAACTTAAAGGACGGTCTGCCTGCTACCGTTTGGATTTGATAACCAGACGCCGAAACACTGGATACAATTTCAGGGAAATAGTTTTTCCAAAGTATGGTAATTGTGTCTGCATTCCAAACGCCGTTTGATTCGTAGCTCTCCGCACGCACGCCCATCGCGGAGGCGGGGTCTGTGTCTCCCGCGTCGTTTGTGGATGTGTAATAGCCTGAGTTTGTCAATTGCGGATTTGATACGCGCGTGACTTCGGGCTTCCATATACCCGCACGCGTGGCGGCTACGTTATAAAATTGTGTATAGGTAAAGGTCGAGTTATTATCCGCAAGGGATGAAATCGGTTTATAAGTATCATCTATTTCGGGCGCGGTTGCGGAGGCTTTACCGTATACAAGCGTAAAGTCATAAGGGAGGAATCGGACGTTGTGACCAACTGAATGATTAAGGGCAACTGTCCCGCGTACAGCGCGCGAGTTTATGGTAAAAGATAGCTCTGTGGTCGTAACCGTTTTAGCCGTGTAAACAAACTCCTCTGAGTCCGTACTGCCCAAAGATGTGTCAATGATAATTCTGCCCTCGTTAGGCAACTGCTTGATTGCTTTTTTGTTGGCGTTATTCACCGTCAAGGATACGGTCGTGATGGTATCGGTAGACGCCAAAGCAGTACCCAACGTCATGTTATAAACGGGCGGCATGTCTGCAACCACGTTAACCTTTGTATCAGTTGTGTTTGCGCCTGATAGCCAAAAGTCAACAAAAACCCCATCCTGCAACACGGCAAAATCATCCATGTCCGCTTGCATCTTTACAGCCGTAACAAGCGCGGCGGTATCCCATGTGGTTGACGTATCGCCCGTGATGTTGATACGGCGGTTATTCCACGGGTCGGTAGAAGTGGGAAGTACCTGCAAGTAAACTGAATAGCGGTAATCGGTTGACGTTTGGGAAGTGGGTGTCACTTCAAATATAGGATAGCTTTCATCATTCCCGTTTACTGTCACGCTTGTGGAATCGGTAGCAGTAGCAATCCCGAACGTCTGCGAGTTATAGGAAACACTCTGCCATACAGGGTCATCTATTGCCAGTGTGACCGTGACCATTGTCCCATCATGCCCGCCTAAAACCTTCGTGGGGGTGACATAAATATAATACTGCTTGTCGCTGTTTTCAACGTCAATGCAAATTAACTGGCGCGGCGTTTCGTCCTTTGTGTCGAATAGCTGGTTAAGGGTGCTGAATAGCGTTTGTGTATCGTGTTTACAAATAATTTCCAGTACCATCGTATGCGGTTTGTAATCCTTGCCTGAATAGACAGGAACAGCCCCGGCACGCTTGATATACGACGCGTTGGTTTCCATTTGCAGATTTGCGGCGGCGCGTGGAAACTTGGCATTGTAATCAGTTGACTCCCAATTTAGCGTCGAATCGGTGCTACCTATTACCGTGACCGTACCATAACGATCTTCAATGGAATATGGATGAAGTATCATGTTATCTCACGCTCATTAATCCGCTTGCGTCATCATCTCCAATTTGGAGAGTGACATTACCATAAAAATAGTTACTGCCTCCGCCTCCGCCGTTTGCGATGGTCATGGCATGAAGGCTTTCAGCGTTGCTCAATATACGCCCGTTGGAAGGTGGTACAAATACTTCCTGCCCCGCCTCTCCTACAAGCGTGGGCTTGCCTGCGTACACCTGCCCGCCTTGTGCCGCTTTTGGAATTACATTATGTACCAGTATCCCGTTTGCAAAGAAGTTGTGATCTTCGTCATCAATATGCAAATTGTATACCGTGACATTATCCTTTATTTCAAGAATGGAGAATACTTTTATAGTCCCTTCCGGTGTAATCAATGTATCGCCCGCGTTCAAATCACCGGCATACTTCCACCCGTCGGGCGTCTTTAATGGATGTTCACGCGTAACGCCCAGGTGGTAATTAATAAGTAAATAGCCGTCCTTGACTTCGCTTTTGTCGTGGGTAATCTTTTCGGCTACCTTTGCCTCTTTCAACATACCCGTTTCCACTTCATACGATATGACATAATCACCCGGTTCTACATCCTGAATATTTTTGAACACATAATCCCGCATAAGGATTTTTGTATTCTCTATAAAACAGTTCGTTCCCACGCTTGTGCTTCCCGTCACCGAATAGACACCCTGTACAAACACCGTCCACGGTTGCCCGGTCAACGCCTCCAAAGCAGACTTAACCGCCGTTATAGACTCCTCCGCATTCTCTGTGTCCACATTTTCAAACGCTTTGTTGACGCCTTCCATTGCCTTCGCAGTTTGTTCGTCAAACAATCCCAACTGTTGCCCCATCTCAATCAGTACCTTACCCTCTCCCTCTGTGATACTTCCATCGGCGGCGGCGCGGGCTTGTGCAAAGGCAAAGATGGTTTGCGCCGCCCATTTTTTATGAGCCGCCTCATTCTCTGCCAGTGTCTTTTTGTTATTTTCCAATTCAGCATCAACCGCTTTTATATTTTCGCGTACGTCCTGAATGGTCTGCCCGGCTTCCTGATAGCCCTGTGATTTTAGCTTTTCAATCGACGCGAGCAGTTCCGCTTTTTTAGCAATGGATACCTGCTCACTCTCTGCAATCTCTTGATTCTTTTTGGCGTAGTTATCCATCTCGCTTTGTGTGCTTTGGATTCCCTGTATAAGGGCTTTATAATCAATCTCTTGAATGCTTACGGCTAGGTCTTTAGCGGCGTCCGCTGTATCTGTTATTCCTTTTTCTTGCGCCGCCCAATCTGTTTTTTCCTGTTGTGCAATTAGATTATTTTGCGCCCGCCCGGACGCATCCAGCGCGAGAGAATAATCTAAAAATCCATCAACAGTCATTCCTAAACTTTTAGCTGTATCCTCTAATTCACGCCTCTCTTCTGCCGCCGCCGTTTTTGTATCTTCCATATCGGCTACAATGCTCCCCATTGCCGCCCCCACCTGTACTTGAATACCCTGCCACGTATCCGCCCAAGCATCGCCAGCCAAGCGGGCAAGCTCCATTTTTCTTATCATTTCATCGGTCAATATAAGATTCTGGTCTACATTTGCCGCTTGATTTCTAAGTGCGTCACTTTGTTGATTGAGTACGTTAATCCACTTTGCTCCGCCCCTGCCCAAATTCTCCTGAATAAATACCAATTTTTCAGCGGGGTCTTTTATGGATTGATATTGGTCTGCCAAATCCGCGAGCGTGTCAATCGTTGGGACTAATCCATTTTCTTTGAGTGCCTTGCTTGCGGCGGTCGCGTCATCGGCGGTTAATTGGTAATCATCCAACACCTGCAAAAAGCGGGACGTTTGCTCCGCCCCGGTCTGTGTTATCAGACTCAAATCACGCACGCTCTGACTGTATTCCTGTGCGGCGGCGTAGGATTGTTTCAAGCCTTCGATAACAAGCGTGGTTGCCTGTTGTGCGACATTCCCCCAATTAACGTTCTTGGCGGTCATCTCCTCTACAACAGAACCCAACTGCCCGAACTGCCCGGTAATGCCGCGCAAAATTCCAGATGACACGTCTTTTGTTTCGACTACGATCTGTACGCGAGCGGGCATTATCTTTTCTCCATGTCTCTTTTTATCTTATCAGCGCGCTTTATTTCAGCCGTGCGTATTGCTTCATGGCGGGCATACCATAACGTTTTCGACCCGCCAAATATTTTCCATACGGGCGTAAATTGTGCGGCGGCAAACTCGCTATACACTATCCAGCCGGGGGCTTTTCTGACTCCGCTAAGATAGGCTTGTTCGAGTCCCCGCCTTTCGGAGGGTTTACGATTGCCTTCGCCGCCTCCACAAGCTGATTAATCAGCTTTTCTGAACGTTGTGGGGTAATGGCGGTCATCATAATGCGCGCGTCTGTGTCATTCTCTAGCTTTTGTATATCGCCCTCTTCGTCAAGAATAATCTTGACTACATACTCACCGTCCTTGTCTACCAAAAAACGATGAATGACACTGAGGGCGATATTTTTATTACCATTCTGGACGCTTACATATTCAAGAATATTGCAAGCCTCCGCAAACCTATCCGATGTAATACTAAATTTAAGCATCTCTCCGCTTTTCTACGGCAAAGCCGTTGTTTCATTGACAATCACAAACGTGGCTTTGGCGTTGCCCGCGCTGGAATAGGCACATCGGAATGTACCCTTATAAATATTGTCGCCGTTCTGTTCTTCCAGACCTTCCGAGCCAAACGTCATCCATGTTCCGTATAGCGTCATACGATAGGCGAAAGTATCATACGTCCCTCCCGACGTGGTAGTTAAAGCAGACCCCGCAAAATGCAGACGGATAACGCGCTCTGTCCCTGCCAGCCATGCCGCCTTCTCAGTCTCCGCCGCTGTGCTATGTTCAAACGTCAAGTCAAGCATGATCTCATCGTCAATATGCTTGATACTTGAAAAGTCAAGGCGACCATCACGCGCCTCTGTAGCGACCCAGCCCGTAGTATGTTTGAGAGTGTGCGCTAAATATGTTTCAGTTACCGCCGTTGTGCCGGGCGTTCCTGTTGCGTCATCAATGGACAGAGTGACCATAGACGCAAGAATGGTTTGAGGATCGGGGTATAAGTCGGTATCACCCACCGTTGAAAACGCGGAGGATGTGGACGGCGCGCGCGATTGAAGGGTAGCCGATACCTGCAAGCCTTCGCCCTGCTTGCCTGATTCGGTGTACTCACGAACGAAACAATAAGCGTGCTTATCAACGTTGATGTTGTCACCCGTCTCAATTGTGAGGGTAGTCAGGTCGGAAGATGAAAGCGGGTCTGTGGAATTGTATTGAACATTCCACGTCCAGATAAGCGCGCTCGACGCGTCCGTAGTCGGGACGGTTGTGTAAATACCCGCTTGCTTTATGTAGGGGAGTTGTTGAAAGGTTGCGTCACCTTCCAACGTAACCTCTCCACCTGTAGCCGGGATGTACTTGCGGGTTGTGCCTCCAACCTTTCCAATCCTTTCGGGAGGAAATACAACCTGTGCGCGGTTCTTTCCCTTGCCAACCCCGCGCCAATTTGTGGTACAAGTCACCGCCGTTCCCGCGGCTGTCTCTTGTCCAATCAATGTTTTCTCTAGGGCATTAACACCAGTAGCCATAATTTATCTCCTATTATGCAAATTGCATTAATTCACTTTTTATTTTTTCATCCATCACATTACCCATATGACGGCACAATCTTTGTGTTGTAGACAGGCGTAAGCCTGCTTCATCCATCGCTACATCAAACTCACGTTCGCCTGCCATTGCCATACCGTCGGGTTTGATAATCTTTGACAATAATCCAGCGCGTCCGATAAACTGGCAGTGATGAGACGTACAATAAGCACTCACGCCCTTGTACTCTACCTGATAATCAATATCATCCTTTGTATAGCCCGCGTGCCAATTAACATCACGTCCAAGCGATACGGCAAAATCATCCTCCCACTCTTGGGGCATGAGTTTGCCGGATGTTACCTTGCCGTTTGCGTTTGACCATTTCAAGGTATTCGTAACGCCCCACCGAAAGGCAGTTCGGACGGGATACCCGCTCACGCTTGCGACGTTGGGGAAGTGTTTGAGTAAATCTATTTGCGGCTGTAACCAATTCGGAAAAAACAGCATGTCATCATCTGAATAACAAAAGATTGATTTTGGATTGCACATATTGACAAGCGCATATCGGGCGGAGTTTTTTCCGATGTTTGGAGAGAGTACCAAAATATCAGGAATAAACTCGTACTGTAGCCAGTCCGTCAATGCCCTGCATGAGCCGTTATCCCATACGATAAAGTTATGGTCAACACCTGCATACATTCTCATGGTGGTAAGGCACGCCTTAACAACCTCAAGCCTCTGTGAATGATAGGCGGTTGTTCTGTTGGGTAGGTGTGTGATTACCGCCAATTGAACAGGGACATTCAACGCACCGTCACCCAGCGCGGCTTTGTTGGGGTTCTGTCCGACGCGTGGCATTATCGCACCCTCCAAAACTCAGTTACCAGATAACGCGTCCCACCGCTGTTACCGTTCACGGTCTGGATAAGGTCTGCGTGATGGGACAAGCCCTCACGCTCCAAAGCGTATTCGGGGCGATTGGCATTATCCAATACTACCCATCCGTCCTTACACACCAAAAAGGGCGCGGCTTGAATCCAATCAGCCCTTAACCCAACCGGTTCGCCGTCAATAAACACCATATCAAATTGTCTCTTGCGCGAGATATAACTTAAGTCCATAAGCATAAGGACGTTATTGCCTGCCTGTGCTTTGACTTCTTTCATCCATTGGTAATCATTCTCAACGGACGTTACATACTTGACGCGCTCTGATAACCACAAGGTAGACCCGCCCGAACCAAACTCCAATACTTCCATATTAGGAGACAGGACAGTCTCAAAATAACTTGTCGCATTTTGAGATAGCCACGGTACAGGCTTCAAATCAGCGGGCTTTGAGGGAGCAAACCAGTTAAGCATTTTGCAACGCCTCCAACAAGACCGCCTCTGACTTTGCACCGCCTGCCGCGCGAATGTGCTTGTCCAGCCAGCCCATGTATGAGTAATTCTCGTTACTCGCACCCCTATAAATGGACGCCTGATTTGATTTCTTGAAATAGGTATCCAGTTGCTTTATGTACTCATGCGCCAGCTTCAACCGCTTCGGGCTTTGCTTTGCGGAACGTTTGATATTGTCGTGGATAACTCCGAGTACCGTACCGTGAGATATAAACTCTTCATGTGCTTTAGCGGCGCGGTCTGTCAGGTTCTTTGCGCTACTCTCAAACTCTTGACGGCTAAATAAATAGTCGCCAGCAACCTCACGCATCTTGTCCGCTTTTCCTTTGTACTTTTCATTTTCCTGCAACGCACCGTCAATCATGCCCATTGCCTCACCGAGTCCGCACTGCTTTTGTACAATGGCATATAGATTACCTTCGTTTTCAGCCGAGCCGTCATTGATAAACAGATTGAAAGCGTTTTGGATAATACCCATACCGGCGCGGTATTCGATTGACATTTGCTCCAGCTTCGGGCGAAGTTCTGCAATTCTGCTTTCAAACCTTTCGTAAGGTACAGTAACCTCACCCTGATAGCCGTATAATGGTTGCTCAAACATGCTTACGTGTGCGTCTACTTCCATCCCGCATCCCAACGCAACACCAATCCAGAACGTCACACCGTCCCGCTGATATTGGTATTCTGTGTTCGTCTCCATTTCCACGCCGTACAATTCAACACGCTTGTACCCGCGTACGCACGCGAGCGCGAGCGCGTACGCAACCGATGAAGTAAAGTAGGAGATATGAAAACGCTCCTGTATTTCTTCCAACGGGAAGCGGACAGAGCGAATCACGTCTGGGTACACTTCCTGCATATACACATCCACCGCCATTTGTGATCGTAACCAGTCATAATGTTTCGGGTCGTTGCGGTTGGCGGGATTGCGCCAAATCGCTTCTTCGTGCATCTGGAATACAGCATCGGCACGCGGTAATGAGTTATTCGAGATAGCTTCATTGAATACCCAAACATCGCAGTCGGTTCGCTGAAAATCGAACTCGCCACGCGTGCGGGGATGTGAACCTACAATGGCAACGGTATTTTTCATGTCAAAGGTGCTTTCATTAGTTTGATAGGTATTTCAAAAATCAATGCTTCGCTTTGCACCGTACCCCAATTGAAAGGGCGTGTGGTAAAGGTTAGCGGCTGGTCGCCTGTTGCTACAATGGTTTGAACAGTTGCATTTAATGTCGGGTCGCCTGCCAATCTGCGAGAAAATTCAATCGCGACGTTGTAAATATCTTGATAAACACGCTTCAAATTCACGCGGCTAAAATGGAACTCCGCACGAATAATAGGGAATAGAAGTGTTGTTGTGGCGTTGGTCGCCATGAATGCGCCGCCGCTCATGTAGGCTACACTCATGGGGAATGGGTCTGCATTCTCGATAGGGTAATCAGGGAATGATTTGAAAGTAACAGACGTGACAGCCTGTACGATGTCCTGAACACGCGCTACCGCATTGGCAACTTCATCAGCCATTATCCCAACTCCAATTTCAGCGGATAGAGTAAAGCCTTTATGTCGGGGTCAAGTTCCAACTTGCCCTTAATGGTCATGCCGCCCATGTCCGCTTGTACACCCGTATCCTGATAGCCCTGCTTCGCCCGCATGAAATAGCGAACTGCCTGCATACGGGTTGCGAGTGCAATAACGTCGGGGATGGTTGCAGAGTAACCGGGGATACCCGTCACACGAACAGCCTTTTGATAGCCATAAAATGCGCCCTTCGTCCCGTTATAATCCACGAGTGCAAGGCAGTTTATTGGCTTTAGCTTTGTGGCGTAGTTGTATGGCTTGACTAGGTAATCCGTGTTCAATGTCCACGCAGTGTAATCGGTTGACGTTAGCGAGCCTTGCTCTGATACTGCAACCTCACTAATGGATACAAATTCATCAATAGGTTGCTCTGCTTCGCCCGTGCCGTCATAGTACAGTACCGCGCTGTCTGTTGTGGGATAGAAAAATCCATCCCAACGCCCCATTTCTAAATCAACGAGACGCGAGGCGGCGGTTACAAAAGACGCCATTTGTGGATAGTCTGAGGATGTATAGTTACCCTCTGACATATCGCCAAAAGCATCGGTTGAACTTGTGTAATCGTTTGCCACTGGATACACTTTCCCCCCGCCCTGCTAAACACAGGGCGGGGTTATTATGTTACTAGGTTGACGAACTCTGCGAGGCTTGCGCCTTGCGTGGAATAAAGCGGGCAACCGCATTAACCAGAGTTGACGTGATCTCAGCCGTCGGAGTAATCACCGCGCGGACAAATTTCTTTGCGGCGATTGCCGGGTCAACGTAAAGCAAAAGCGTTGTGTTGTCGCTGGTATTGATAACCGCCACACCCGAAGATGTGAACGCTGTCAACGCGCCCATCGTGTCAGTACCAACAGCGGCGGACAGACGATAGTATCCAGCAATTGCGCCTTCGTTGTTGTCCGATGAGGATGTATCATTCACATCGTTAGCCTCAACGGTAACAACCACTTCACCAGTTGAATCGGTGGATGCAATTGCTCCAAAGTTGATTTCGATTTCAAGTTGCCCTGAACCAACTTTGCCAGTGTTAACGTATTTCGTCACCGTAGCAGTTGCCACAATATCAGCAACCGTCAAAACGGGGACTACTTGGATTTCCTCAGCCATGTTTAATTTAGGCATTTTTCACTCTCCTATTAGGTGGTCGCGAGCAAGGCGACGAACGGGCTTTGTGTGGCTCCGCCATTGGCGGGGGTGATTGCGGACGCCAGCGCGGTTTGTCCGTCGTTGCGATACACGTAACGGAACGCGGTCTGGTCGGTCAAGAATTGAACGTGAATACTCGACGCGGCTTCCACGGCGTTCTTTTCCCACCACAGGTATTCGGACATATCCGCGAGCAGGATGTCGCCCAATGTACCCAAAGCGGGGTTAAACTCGGTCTCTACAACAGGGCGACCATAAATCCGCATCACACCATCTTGACCATAGCCAATATAGGGCGAGAGGATTCCAGTCGAGCCGCTGGTAAAGGTCAATTGGTCAAGCTGTGCGTGTACATCGGATGAGATGTACCACTTCGCCTTTGCCTTTGAGCGGGGGAGCATACGCGCCCACATGCCCACAATGTCAGCATGAGCAATGGCAGTCGTTGCCGCGCGTGAAATTGAAATCAACGCGCTGGAAAGCAGTACACCGACCGGGCGATCTCCACCGATACCCAAGAGTGCATCATAGTTCGCAAGGAAGTCAAGTTCCTCCATGCTGGATTTCTGGATAATGGCGTTCATCAAACCAACGTCATTCAGCAGTTCATCACTGGCATATTGCAAAACGTAGGTCTTATGAAGCTCCCAGTTAATTTTGCGGAACTTCGGCTGTGAGGCTGTCATGCTTGCGGCTTCGGCGGCGTGATAACCACGCACCCCGCCCCAGCGCGAGCCAGCGGCGCGGGAGGTTTCATCAACACCGGGAATCCAACCGCTATTTGAGTTTGGTCCGACAGGAAGTTTTTGTACATCCTGTGTAAATACGCCCTGCTCGTGAATATTCTGCAACAGCGTTTGCGTGATGGTGGGTTCCAAAAGGAACTCGCCCTGCGACGGAATCGCTTCGTTGCTTCCGAGAGCGGCTTTCGTCTCGTATGCTTTCAAGCCGCGGATGCGGTCATGGATTTGACCATTCTTCGTTGCGTTTGCAACGGCTATCAATTGTTCGCCCAATGATTTGAACGGGCGATCTTCGGCGGCTTCAACCACCTGTACAGTTGCGTTCATCTTGGCTTTGACTTCTGGCAGTTTGTCCAGAACATTATCAACCGCTTTTTGTGCGGCGGATTCGGCTTCTGTTTTAACGAGTTCGGTGATTGCCGTTTTCTGTTCGTCAAACAAAGCCTTCATTTCATCTTTGTCCATAATATTTTCTCCTGTTTTAGTTTGTACTACTTCATCACTCTTATCGGTGATTACCGCTTCGGGTGTTATCCATGATTTCAGTGACACCATGTTTCTTGGTTCGGCGGGCGTGGGTGTCAAACTCGCCTCACCGATAAACCATGATTTGATGTGGTAGGCTTTGCCGTTATCCGATAATTCACGCTCTACCAAATGAGATACCGCACCGCTTGACCATCCGAGCTTTCCCTTTTCAGCCAACGCGTATAACGCTTTTTCATAATCATCACGCAAGTTAAGTTGTGCCTCGAGCCATACCCCTACCTCATCGCGTTTCGCTTTGGCTGTGCCGATGACCCGTTTACCGAATTGCTTATCCATGCCGTGTTGATACAAAACGGGCAAAGTGTCAGCGTGATATATCTCTGTCTTTGCATCGAAGTAATCATCAGTCAAATCCGGGTCGGTCTGTGTTGAATGACGTACCAATAACCCGGCTACCTTCCCGTCACCCAACGCCTTGACTTCGCTACCCAAAAACACCATGATTTCATCAGGCTCTAACGCCTTTCCATCTTTGCAAATTGCACCATTCTCGACACTGTAATTAACAAATTTTGCAGGGATACACGTTGCGCCAGCAGACACTATGGCATCGTGTGCTGTTTGTAAAGAGTTCGTATCCAAAGAGTTATGCCTTGCGCCAACCTTAATTTCTTCACTCATCTTTTATTTCTCCGCGAAGTATTGCATAGAATTTCTTTTTTGCTTCGCTCATCTTTTTCCTTGTTTCTTCTGAGTACTTCTTGCCGGTCATAGAAATACTTCTTTTTTGCTTTGTGATTTCAGATTGTTTTTTACCTTTTCTAATATCACTCCACTTCTTTCTCGTTTCATCAGTTGGTATCTTCCCTTTATTCTTACCTAGCATTGACAAACGTTTCTTTTCTCTTAATTCGTCCGTGTAAATAATTGCTTTTGCAAAAACATTTCCAAGCATACTGTCCCGTAATTCCTTACGCCTTTCGTCTGAAAGTAAATACTTAATCCCTTTATGTGCTTCACTAATATTCTTACGGGCTTCATCAGACCGCTTTATTCCTATGTTGCTTTCAGCTACGAGCCTCTTGTTATACGTTGGCTTCATGAAGTCAATAAATCTTTGTTCAAAATAAATAAGCATATCTTTATTGCAATAGGTCAGTATCTTGAAAACAAAACTATTCAAACCATGTTTGTTGTACGAGTTTTGTAAATGCGTATTGTGATGGTCTCCTAATCTCAGTGCCGTAAAATGTTGCCTTTTCCTGTCCTTCAAGCTGGAAGCACTACCAATATAGAAATCATTGGTTTTTATATTTCTTATTTCATATATTCCAGTATTCAGCATACTCACCTCAAACAAAAAGACGCCGAATTGCGCCTGATACATTCAGGGCAACTCAGCGTCTTAGATTCTAATGTGGCTGATTTATAACATCGGTTGCGGTTATGCCGCTCGCCTAGTTATTATTTATTTTTTACATTGTATCATAAATCTGGCAAGTCTGGTACAGGAATCACACCGAGCCAGTGGGTGATAAAATTCTGCTCTGATAACAATAAACTTTTGTCATCAAATGCAATGCGTAAACCATCATGGCTATTAACAACATGAAAAACAGCAACAGGGGATAATGTATATCTCGTATTTTTACACCAATACCACCCCTCTTGTGTTGGAAGTTCGGTTGACCAACGATAAACAATCACAGTATCGGGTGATGTTGAGATAGCATAAAACATCAAAAACCTCTATTTCTCGCGTAATATGTGATGTACTGTTCAATTTCGGGTGGTAACTCTTGTATCTCATCCTCTACCACCTGCTGAAATAACGGATAGCGTGAGGCGTGAATACTGGACTGCCCGCCGCCCTCATAACTACCGCCCAGATATTTAGCATGATCGGCGGCGTTCTCCATGCGGTATCCATTGCCCAAGCGCACCAACTCCCAACCTCTTTGATAACGCCCTGTCCGCCGTGACGGGATACCGCGCCCAAATCCATCACTAGCAAAGAACGCCCGCCGCTGTCTCTCACTGTCCCAATGGATAGGATGTGACGGTCTGGACACAGGCGCACGCAAGCGGGTACGCGCACGCACAAGCGCATCATATATTCTCTGCCTTCCGATCTGTGGGATTTGCGCGTCAATATCCTCCAGCCCTTTACGTACCAAATCCGCGCCAACCGTGTGTATTGATAATTGAACAGGCATTATTTATTCACCGCATTCATTATACTCTCATAAGCCTTCGGGCTTCGCCTCTTGTCTGTAGCAGAGAGCGAGCAGTCACAATGCCAGCCGTCGCATTCAAGCAACGCATTCGGCGCGCCTTGCGGGCGTACTCCCAACTCTTCCCACTCGGACGCACGCGCTACAATCCCGTTCAAGGTAGAACAAGAGGCACAGTGTTGCTCTGTCTCTCCTAATTGCCATATAAGATTACCACCATTCTCTGTTGTAATCAAAGCAACCGCCTGATTATATGCCTCTATCCATCTTTGCGCCCATAATGGAGCGCGGGCGAGTAGTGGGTCAATGGGTGTTTGGTCTACCCGTGCGTCTACAATGTCGCGATAAAACTGGTCTACATGATCGTACTGTCCGAGTATCATATCCTCAAGCGCGGATGATAGATAATCAGGTAGTCCGCCTTCGCCCTCTTCGTCGCTCCACGCCTGTTCAAATGCTTGTGTTAATTGCCCGCTTATCAGGTTTGCCATAGTATCTATAAAGCCGCCGCCTAAGTTGCCGTCATACACTGATTGTATAAGCCGGGTAAGATTGTTCAAAAAGTAATCGTATGTCTTATACTCTCCGCCTTGTGCGTGGAATATCCAACGCACCTTGTCCGTTAAATGCGGCATAAGTTCGGGGATATTCTTTACAAGAGAGCGGATAATATTTGTGTTCACGTCGTAGCCGTTAACTGTTTTGTTTTATTCAACACGTCCGCATATTTATTAATAGCGTTTGCCAGTGATTTTATGTCTGTGTCTGGTTTTGGCTTATCTTTTACAACCGATTGATTAACAACAAACACCGCCTTGATTGTATCATTATCCACCGCATCTATCAGCCGCGCCTTTATATCAGCCGTCACACTTTCAGGCAGTCCGCCATGATGTGGCTGATATTCAAAGTCCAGGCTCTCGCCCTTTTTGTGACGGCGTAAAGCAACCTCACGCCAGATTCGCAGTTCGTCCAGCTCATCCAGTGAGGGTGTCCATTTGGTATTTTTGTTTTCATACCCAACCAATTGAACAGAATACCAAACATTACTATCTACATAATAAATATCAGAGAAGTTAATCTCAATTGGCTCTATACTATCAATGGGCATTTCGGCGTCTTTTGGTATGTAGGCAAGCGTCATGTGCGGAATGAAGCCGTGCTCTTTATGATAAGGGATGTGATAACTATCCAAGAAGCTACACAACACACTATACACACCGGGCATCTGTGGGCTATCGAATGTCATTACAAGCGGGTCAACGTCCCGCCCATTAGCAAAGCGCGCCAGCCCCTGTAACTTTCCCTTTATGGGGAATTGATATTTACCCATTTCAGAGACAGCCCTTACAACGTCCAATTTGTCTATCGTTCGATTATCGCCAAGATGCGCAAGTGTAATATGTAAATCACTTAGAGTCTCACTGTCCACAAACGGGTACTTTTCTTTTATCTCCGCCCTAATTACGTCGGGAATTCGCAAGGCAATCATGGCACTTGTATCATTTTCTCCAATAGCCTTTGTGTCATTCTTTTCAGTGCCAACAGGTATTTCCTCTGTCTCTGTTCCCGGCTTCGGTTGTGCGGTATCGGGTTGCGTATTGACAACAACGGGCGCGGCTTGCTTCGCCTTGTCTGTGTAGTATTGCTTTGCGGCAACTAATAATTCGTCACTGACTTCAACATAGCTTTTAGAAATCGCCTCGAATAGTTCATACGTGGGACATTGTAACAGCAGGTCATTGATAACTTTTGCCGTTGCCGCGTTCTGTGCGTCCTCTTCCTGTTGGCTGTCCATTGTCGCCATGTTATATTTTAGGTGTAACCCCATCGGGTGAAACACCTGCTCATTATATCCATACGCCAGCCAGCGACTAAAGGGCGTAATGGTGTTTTTGTACCACTGCCTTTCCTCTGTGGAGGCGGTTGCATAGTTCGCACTATTGGATAACAACAGGGACAATGGCAAGCCCGCGCCGATTGCTATATTCTCCAGCGCCTGCCTATACACCCCGTTATCCTTCAACTCTGCCACGCCATCGCCAAACGCTTTGATGTCCATTGTCTCAGCGTTGTATATCTTGGCTATGTTCCCGAAGTATTTACCCAGTCCGCGCAACCATTGAGTAAATGTCTTTTCGGCTTCCTCTCCCTTTTCCTTTTGTACCAGTCCTTTCATGGCGATGAGCGTGGGCTTGATACCGCCGCGCTGGTAGTAGTGCGTTATCCATGAGTCAGTATATAACACCTGCTCCGCTGAATGCTGGATTGCCTGTGCGATGGTGTTAGGGGATGGGAGTACCTCTGTAGTATGATCTTTGCGCCACATGCGGACAAGTCGTTTATCATCTGTCTCGTATCTTTCAGGCGAACCATTTACCCGCCTTTCGATATAGTCCAACTGCCCGCTTGCGTTCGTTACCGGGTAAAACGTGGTAGGCACGGCAAAGTATAAGCCCTTCGTTTTGTATCCTATTACATCCGATGTCCGCAAATTGTATACCGTGTTACTGTCAATATATGACAGGGTATCCAGCCGCCATAGTTCGGAGGGGTTGGGTAAAAAGCCAACTTTGTTTTCCCAGTTCTCAGATGAGTCGTATTCGTCTTTACCATTCAGGCTATACAGCGCAAACGGCAAAGAACCAACGGTATCAGCAAATAGATTATAGGCACGATACACCGCGGCAACGTAGGAATATAAAACAACCTTCGATGATTGCGGCGCGCCTGAAAAGAAGTTCCAAATAGACGGGTCGTTGCTGGATAGCATCCCTACCGATTTTGCGCCGTCTGTCATTACAAATCTTGTCTGCATGATTACCTCACTATATAAATGACCATGTAGGCGCATCCCCTAATGCGTCCTCCAAGTATCGCCGCGCGTCCATAGAGTGATCGTCCTCTTTTTGCGGTTCGTCCTTCGCAATCCCTGTTGCGTTTGTTTTCTTCCACACGTATGACTCATACTCGTTGATATGATTTACACATGACGGGTCAATTGATTCTCTAGGTAGTCCGTCTGATTGTACCTTGAGTCTGTCCTGCATACGCTGTATGCCGTCCAGTACCCGCCCCTTTGCGCCAATCGCAGGAACGCCAGCGTCAACCAATTCAGCAACCAACCCAGCCGCCGCCGCGTCAACCGCCGCAAGTGAAACTGATAACCCTGTAGTAGTTACGACCCACTCGCAAAAGCCCAATGCTACAGCTACAACCGCGCTTTGCAATTTGCCGCGCTCATAGTATTCCTGAAACACATGCCGCCGTCCGTCCGCATCCTCTCCAATCAACAGGATTACAGCCGGGTTTGTGTATCCTTCGTCAACCGCCAAGTACCATTGCTTCATATCAGCCGGGTCACGTTGCTTGACGTGTACGGCACTATCAAACATATCGTATACCGCGCCCTCAGCGGTTGCCCATATCCCATCAAATAACCGCTTGCGCCGTATGCCTGATAAGGCAGAGAGGCGGGACAATGTGCGCTCGCCCTGTACTGTCCAGTTGCTACCATCCCACAAAGTCGGGTTGTCTTTATGGACGGTATGAATCAACTTCAAATGTCCATCGCTGTTCCTTCGTCGTATCCAATGTTTTGAGCCGCCGGGATTGCAGTCACCGAATATTTGCGGATAGCGTACCACCGCACTACGTCCCGTTGTACGGGTTGTCAGATATTCCCAATCATCCAGGCTGAACTCTTCCGTTTGGCACGTCTGTATAAAATCACGCTCCGATGATAGCACGCGGTCTTTATTATCCATCCCACCCACCCAAAGGATTGAGCCGTTGGGATAGGTGTACTTCTCAGGCTTTTCGCCGCCGTACTTGGTAACGGGCGAACCCTTTATTACTCGCTCGTATGTCTGAATGACCGAACCATATACGCTTGTCTGTGTCTTGCGTAGTAGCGCACCTTGCGCGCCAGCGTACTTGCTTAAAAGCAAATGCGACTTCCAGCAAGCCGCCAATGTCTTACCCGTTTCCGCCGCGCCCTCTGCGATAACTTCCGGCTCATGCGAGTACATGAACTCCTCGTTCCCGCCGTAGGGAATATAGTCCGCTATCTTTGGGTCGGTCGTATGCTGGATAACATAAGTCATAGCTTATCCGTGTTTACTCCGATGTTACGTATAATGATCTCGCCATTCTCGCCCGTGCCTTTTACAATTTCCACAAACTTACCGTGTATTTTTAGAATGTCGCGCAAAGCGGCTTGACGGTCGTATAATTCAATCTCTAATTCCGTTACCTCCCTATCCTCTTCGCTTTCCTTTTTCGCCTGATAGATGGTTGTCTTTTGTTTTACCTTTTTTATAAGACCCGTCAACCCTAATTCTTGCGCCTTGCTCATGTCAAGGTTGAATCCGACACTGGATACATCCATCAACTTTGCCACATCGCCGCGTGCAATATCGGCGGTTAGTTTCAACGCTTCATCGGCACTCATTTGCGCCTCTTCCAATCGCGCGACTACATGGGCGGAAAAGTTGACATCTGCAAACAATCTAGCCGATGATTGTCTGGCAGAATCGTAGGTTATTTTCGGATAAACCTTCAAATATGCTCTTGTCTGATTAAAACATAATAAGTACTCATTGAGTACTCTTTGGTGCTTCTTTGAAAGTGGCTTAAGGATTACTTCGTCCATTATTAATTTACTGCCACGTCATATCGTTATCTTCTTTTCCTCTGCATAATACAACCGCCAAAAGTTCCTCACCATCTCCCCAAACATGATGACAATTCTCTCCTCATTACGGGCATTGATAACACCGCCGCGCCCGGACTGTACCCAGTCAATCAGTAGGTGTAACAATTCATGCGCCACCAACCCGTTACCCATGCGTGATAGGTGTATCTCACCGAATAACCCCTTACGAGCGCGCCTGTCTCTTGCGGGCTGGTAATAGGCATAACATTTATCGCGCGCCATAAACCTACGGGCGTTGTCTGATACAAACACATCAAACCACTGTTTGCGGCGGTTGAAGTACACACGGAAGCGGATAGACTTCATACGGGCATTATATCATTATTAACGGTATAATCTGCCCCCCGCCGATGTTACCGCGTCCGCATAATATTTGAACACCCGTACGCCTTCCCGCACATCCCCGCGGCAATACTTATCAGCCTTCGCCAATAGGCGCGGCGTACCCTGTTCAACGATCTCACGCCATTCGTGTTCGTCCAATCCCATCTTTGCACGCCCGCCTAGTTGCAGTGACAAGTCCTCAAGTCCTCTTGATTCGGGGCGGGTATATTTGCCCGCTAGTTTGAACGTGTCAAAGGTTTTATTCACGATGGGGAATCCCATGCCGTGTTTTAGAAAACGCCAGCGTAATACTTTCAAGTCGAACGAATCGCTATTATGCCCTACGATAAAATCAGCCTCATTCATTAAGTCAAAGATGGACTGACATACCCTTTTGTCGTTCTGTGTTTTTGTTTCCCGTTGTGTGATTACGTCTGATAGTATTCCCCCGTCTATTTTATTCTCTCCATTCAACCATGCCGCCGCCCAGCATATTATATATTTTCTCGTGTCTATCTGAGCAGGTCGTAGTCTCTTGGAGGGTACATACAGGTCGTATGTATACACCTTCATCAGGGCTACTTCAATATCAAGATATAAAATCTTGGGAGGTAATTTCATGGCTTGCGGTGGAACCTCCAATTGCCATGACGCACAGTTTCGGCATTGCGACCAGCGGCGGTTATCTGTCCAGTATGCCGACGCTCGCCACATTCGCTTTCCGCATATATCGCAATTTTGCAATCTGCCTCCGTTTAGACCATGACGCCATCGCCCCGCTTTTGGTTACACTATTTTAATGACGCAATCGCAACACCCACAAGTAACAGGGCGATTGATTTTATGATGTCCCATATACGCGGCTCCCAGCGGTTCGATTCTTTTTCTGCCTGCTTGAAATATGGATACATCTCTTCTACCCGTAAATGATCGCTCATAATAACCATGTTCATAAGCGTTTGGTTTTCCAGAACGATTCGGTTAAATTCCGGTAATCCCTTTTTGCTCAATAACTTGTCATTTTTCTTTTGGAGTTCATCGAATAGGTCTTGTGTGATCTGCGATGGGTGTTGTACCATGTTCCTCTCTCCATAAAAACAACCGCCTTGCCTCAGTTGCTATGTGCTAGGATAATGACCCGCTTAAGTCTGGAAGGTTTGCGGTTGTATGATATTTTTACCACAAGTCTTTTTTTTTTGCATGGCTAAAATGTAACATTTTCCGCAACCGTGCGGACGTAAAAACTACGTCAAGCGACGTAGTTTTTACCATTGATTGCCGTTTTATCAATTAGCGATTACCTTTGACAAGGCTTTCATGGCTTGAATAGTTTCGACGGCGCGGATAAGGTCAAAAAGATATTGGTCAACATCATTAATCCATTCTTGATTCTTTGCCTCAACTGCCTTGATACGCTCACGCTGTAATTCTTTCATTGCGTATTGGATGGCGCGAATTTGATTATCAAATTTCATTTCGTTGCTCCTTTTGTTTGTTTACTTTTCCGGTATCCCGGATTTATCGTTGATTACCGCCGTCAAATACTCGCTGATACCCGTCCAGCCTTTTGCCTGTGCTTTGGCGTTCAATTGCGCCGCGCGGTTTGACTGCCCATCCCGGTTTATGTCCTTGCGGGGCTTTACTTTTTTTGAGACTTTTTTTATCTTGTCCATTGTTCTGCCATTGCCTTTCCAATTCCTAAAAATGTTTTACTTCTTTCGCGCTCCCTGTTGGGACTAGGTGGTAGATAGTGTAATCGTTGTCTTTGATTATCAGGTAATCTCATCATTTGCTCGAATACATTGTCAGTTTCTTCAAGTTCCGGCAAACCCTTTAACCATAAACAAGTAGCTTTGCTCTCCATGTGTCCAAACATCCACGGCTGAATTATTTGCGTGTACGGAACCTTGATAATTTCTCTTGCATATGGGTGCATGATTGGATTTTCAATAGCAACTTTTGGGATGTGCGGAAGGTTCAAAAACAGATTGAAAAACTCCGCGCCTTCGCGCACGTTGTCCCATCGTGGCTGATAAATGCCGTTCTCTTTTCGTTTGCCAATATACAAATGACAAACTCCGCTATTTGTCAAATACTTGCATGTTGGATGAGCAATGACCATGTCCCAATACTCTCGCAATAGCGGTCTAACATCCCGTTGTAAGTGCCATTCAGGATGATCGCCGCTACACGGTAAAAGGTCACATGAATACGCTTCGTGCCCTAAAGCTCTAAATGCAATCGTAACAACTTGGCTTTCCTCACAGGCAACCAAGATTTTCATACTGTCACCATGTCGCCGATCTTTACATTACATTGATTATCAAACATGTACCACTGGTCAATAATCTTTTCTAGTTGCTTCATGCTGATTCTTCCAGTTCTGAATGAGCGAAAAGTCCATGCTTGCTCTGCCGCATAAAATCGCAGAGTATCGCCTTTGTCGGAAACCATGTGAACCTGTGCTTCTTTTTCGTGCTTGTCAATCTTCGTTACTGTGAATGTTTTATTCATTTCGTGGCTCCTTTTGTTTGTTTACTGTTCAATGATGGTATTCTATCGTGGTTTATATAAACTGTCAAGGGTAAACAGACAGCCAATTTACAACAAAATCCCCGCCAAACGACGGGGATTCGCCCTGCATCTCAGCAGGATAACAAAGGAGGAGACTCACGACAAGCATCCAGCGGGGATGCGTTGTTTACTTAGACTTGTACGGACGTACTGCCAAGAAGTAGGTGGCTTGATTCGCAATGGCGAAGGCGATCACGAGCTGAAGAAGGCTTACTGCATCGGTGAGGGTACAGACGACGCCGTAGGGCGAGTATCCCGCGCATGAGACGGCGAACACAAGGGCGACCCAGACGAACGCGCCCGCAAGCATGAATAATGCTTTTGATTGTGACGCAAGCGCATCGAACCACGCATTGAAGCCCGGAACGTATGCAACAAGCAATGAAAGCGCAGTACCAAGAATGACTGTAATCTGTTCTACTGACATTATTATTTCTCCTATCTTATTCCGGGCGAACGCCGCCCGGTTGATTCATTATACCATTTTTAGCCCAACATAAAAAACAGCAATTTGTACTTGTACATGGATTCTACCTGTACCGCGCGCCTGTCACACTCAGGCGGCGGTGGGGGTTGGGTGACTAAAAAGGAACGCCGTCCTCTTGATTAACGGGTGACTCTTGCGCCTCTCCTGTACCCGATTCAACGCGTGGCGATAAGAACTCCACATGATTCAAGCGTACTTCAAAACCGGTATGAGCAGAGCCGTCTTTATCTGTCCAGATACGCGGCGCACCTGTTGACTTATCGGCGGACATAACGCCCTCCAAATAAACCTTTGCGCCCTTCTTAAGGTACTCGTTGCATATCTCTGCCTGCTTTCCCCATGCAGAGACGCGGAACCACGTTGTCTCTTTTACGACTTCGCCGCTCTGAGTTTTGTACTGGCTATTGGATGCAACAGGAAAGGATGTAACAGCCTGCCCGCTTGGGGTGTAGCGCATTTCCGGTGCTTTCCCAAGATTACCGATGATTGTTATTTTGTTCATTGGTTATGCTCCCGTCATTTCTTTGATTAATTCTTGCGGCGTGCGCTTTTCCTTTATAGGTACAGTAAGGTTTTCGTCATTCGGCATTTCTTCAAACTCCGCATCAATGGAAGGTTCGTCTTGAAAAATGACGTTTTTTACTTGCGGAGAAAAGTTACCCCACATTGAAATCAACTGACGAAGCACTGTTTTTCTTCGCATCTTTGCGCGGTCTGTATTCCATGCAGACTTAGATGAGCTAAAGCCACCGGGGTTGTATTTCTTTCCATGAGCGTCGCACTCTTCGTTCGTCATGTATAGCCAGCGTTCTGTCCCGTTATTGGCTTTGAAATAGCCGCACCATCCTATCACAGTATCACCTGTCTTTTCGCCAACGATCTCAACCTTACCGCTGAAACGCTCCATTTTTATTTCTTCGCCCTCGTATACCTCAAATACATTTGGGGCGATTTTGTAGTAGCCAGTATTTACGGACAACTGCAAAAGTCCGTGATAGTCTACGATCAAAGTAGCTTCTTTTCCGAACTTGACAAGATGAGCCTGCTTCATGCTTTTGTCTACGCTCAACTTCAATGAGGCGGCGCGCATGGCTGAAATCATAATTGACTTTGGTGTGCATTGTTGAAGTTGCTCATCACCTGAAACGGCGATAACAACACTTTCAACGTATGCCTGCCCGTCACGATCACCAAGCAAATTAATAAAACGCTTTTTCACTTCTTCCATTTCCGCATAGGCTTTCACCTGTGCAAGTCCCGCCTTATTCTCATCATAAACAGCCAATTCTTTAGCGTGCGCCGCCTCGCGTTCCTTCATAACCTTTGCATATTTTTCGGGTGTTAGGCTTGCGAGATACTTTCGGTCTTCCTCAATTTCTTCCGGTGTCCAACTCATTTTTTCTCCTTGTGTCTACTTGTTTGATTGTGTAAAGGTTGCTATAGGTGATTGAATTATATCCTAGTATTCACGCTCCTTTTGTGCGGCGAACCATTCCGGCGATGAAACACCTTTCACGATTTGCGGGTCATTGGTAGATTGTACCGCTTCGCGTGCTACGGCATTAACTCTCTGTTGCTCCGCCGCCCATAATTCAGCCAGTGCCATTTGATTCAACATGGCGCGCCGTTCCATGCGGGCGTTTACCTTTGCGTCACTTTCAGTGTATCCGTTCATTTTCATCCTCCAATCCATAACGCTACATTGATCGCAACCCATCCAACCGCCGCGCCGATGCCCAAGTAAACGAGTGTCAATATCCACGTCGCCAGCAGTGACGGCGGCTGATTCCAGCTTTGGTCGTCTGTCGCGGGCTGTTGGTGTTCGATGCCGATGGGGTTGGGGGTTTTGGTCATTATTGCTCCATTCTGTCATAGTCCGGGTCATGGCGGAGGCTAGGTTTGACCTAGTCAACTCCGCCGTCCGGGTTGGGGATTTCTATCGAAGAACTTCGTTAAGCTGTTCTTCGGCGTCGTCTTTATCTTGTCCGTCCGTTGTGATAAGTTTGGCGGACTGCTCAAGCACCGTCATGATGTTTACGATCTTGTGTTGTTCGGAGCCTGAGACCTTATCCTTGAGACGTTCCAAGATTTCGTGCATGTCAGAATAAGACGGAAGCTCATCTACTAATTTCAAGTGGTTTGTAATTGATTGGTTCATGTCTGGCTCCTGTTGTTGTTTGCTGTTCAATGTCTCTTATTATATGCAAAACGTGATAACTGTCAAGGGTCAATTACCCTTGACAAAATAACAATTCTGCATATAATCTGTATTATGAAAAAATATTACTTCGCCCTTGATGACGTAATGCGAGACTTGAAAATAAAGAATGTTAGTCACTTGTACAATCGCTTCTTTGTTGGAAGGTTGTCAAAGCAGGCTTTGTATAAGTTGGCAAACCGCCCCACTCAGGTTAGGGTTGAAACCATTAGTATTTTATGTAATGCAATGGGATTGTCTCCTGCTGATTTGTGGAGATCAGAATAGATCGTAACTTTATTTTAAGGAATAAACACGTGGAAACCACAAAAAAATGCGGAAAATGTTTGAAAACAAAATCACTAAACGAATACTCCAGTAACCCGGCTGGTAAGTATGGAAAAAAATCAATATGCAAGACATGCGCGAAGCTGTATTATTTAAGTAAAATAAAAGGAGTTAGTAAGTATTACGACACGCTAAAAAAATATCACAATACGCATAAGGCAGAAGCAAGAAATAGATACTTTATTAAAGAATATGGAATAACGCAAGAAAATTACGATAAGATGTACGCAGAAAATAACGGGACATGCCTTATTTGTGGAGAGTATTACGGAAAACTATTCGTAGATCACGACCACAAAACTGGAACAGTAAGAGGTTTGCTTTGTTCTAACTGCAACGCTGGATTAGGATTTTTCAAAGACAATATTGACAGAATCGAACGAGCCGCATATTATTTGAAAAGAAACCTTGGAGCGTAAAAGGCGTAGGGCTAGGACGCGGAAATCGTCAAGCGGTCATCGTCGGCTTACACGGCGGACAATGGGTGCAAATCCCTACCCAAGGAACTGAAATGCCATTGAAGCGGCGGGCGAAACTTATAGACACGGGGACGGGTAGCAACGGCGAACGGATCACTTATGCGCCCGCCCCCTGTCGAAAGGAATGAGACGATGCCTATATTTTCGACAAAAGCAATCCATCAAAATGATTTACCAATAACATCAAAAGAGTTTATTTGTGCGGATTGTGTAAACTCTGGGCTTTATACCGAAGATGGTTTTATGGGTCATTATGCAATTACGTGTAAACTGTTGAATTATAAGCATGGTGAGTATGAAATGATTGTGGAACCGGACTCCCCAAACACAGACGGAACGCTTGATTTTGTGAATGAGTGCGATTCGTACCAAAAAGATGAACACGCAATATATAAACATCTTTTATGGTTTGATGAAACAAAATGGAAGAAACAGGAGCCGCAATGACAACAACAGACCGAAACGCACGCGCCGCTTCGCAGACAGAGGCGGAGGCGTGGAAAGGTGAATGAGATGAAATACTACTTAGCAGAATATAGATATTCAGCAAGCCTTGCGGAATTCGAGGGCGAGTGTTCCGGGAAAAGTTATAAATGCACGGACAAGAGTTCCTTCCGTGAATTGTTCGGTATGATTTTTCTACCGCGCTCAGGCAGAGTTATTGTTACCGATGACCGCTTTGTTAGCGAAGATAAAAACGATGCTGTTCGTTGGTTGGTGTTGAAGGTGGAAAACAAAATCAACGGGCTAAAGCAACAGATAGAAAACGATCATAAACCAGAATTGAAAAGTCTGATTGCTTTATACAAACCCTAACCCCCGCCGCCCCTGGACGGGCGCAATATTGGTACTTGACACGAAAGGATGAATGATGAAAAAAGAAGAATTGCAAGCCAAGAAATACCCACCCATAAAGATTCAATACTTCTTCAATGACATACGAAGCGGGTACAAGCCAACAGGGAACAGAATGTTGTTTATTCTTGTCTCTGAGACATTGTACATTGGCGGGTATTCTGACGGTCAATTCTGGGATGGGTCGGAGGAAAACGACATACCCACCGAAGAGGTTACAGCGTGGGCTTATATGCGGGTTCCTGATTTTATATCTTGACAATCCAGCGGTGATTTGCCTCTTGCAATTTGTGGAGGAGTGAGTATAATAAGTGAGTAAGTTCAATTGAGTGCGAAAGCACAAGCACGACGGGAGTCACGACCCGATAAGATTTCACTGATAACCTTTTTTGGTGTATCTTGCTACCTTTCCCTTGATTTCTGGGAATTGTGACAAGGTGCAGGATACTCCAAAGCAGGTTATTTTTTTAACTCTATTGGAGAATACAATGCAGACAGACGAAGAGAAAGCCGACTACATCACGGAGGCAGAGGAAGCCTTGCAAATGTTGGGCAAGGGATACAACGGTGACCCGGTTCCGCCAAACGAGTTTGTGTCTGTGATGAGCGGTTTCACGCCCGCCCCAGATGTGTTATGCAAAGAATACGGGTACATTACAGCGTTGGTATGGGGCAGGGTTTGGCGGTACTGCCAAATGGCGGACGGCGTATGCAGGGCGGCGATTGGCAAGATCGGAGCGGGGCTTGGGATGTCAGACAGAACGATAATCAGACACATGGAAGAACTTTGTCAGGGTGGTTATTTATTCGATACGACCCCGGAATTGAGAAATAGACCCCATATTTACGCTGATACTTTCAAGATAAGGATTAGGGTTAGCGTTGAGGCAGGTGTGACACAGAGTCATAGTGCTATGACAGAGAGTCATACCCGCTATGACAGAGAGTCACATGAAGAAAGTATTAAGAAACCAATTAAGAAACTAAAAGAAAAAGAGGCGGCAAAGCCGACCCCCACCACCCCCGACGAAGTGAAACTATTCAGGGAAGTCACAAACCGATACCCTCCCAAAGTCAATTTTGAGGACGTTGTAGCGAGTGTGAAAAAGGTTGAATGGCGTTTGGGCAGGGCTGTTACCCGTGACGATCTATTGCACTTTTTCAAGGCTTGGACGGCAAAGGGATATAAGCCTATAAATTTGGCTTGGCTTGAATGGGCTGAGAGTGGACAGATACCGCAAAATGGTACATGGAAACCACAAAACCAAAACTTCAATAACAATCTTTCCATACTTCAAGCGTTCGCAGAAAAAGGTTAATCATGGCGACGAAAAAAGACATACTCGAAATACTCGGACTCATCACGGTAGCCTACCCAAATTTCAAGATGGTTCAATCTGGCGACGTGAGTACAGCCGACGCCTACCTTGCGTTTTTGGGCGACTTACCATCCGACCTTTTGAAATCCGCCGTACTGCAAACGTGTGCTGAAAGTGGGCGGGCGTTCGCTCCGAGTGTTGGAGAGATACGCGGCGCGGCGCAAGATATTCTCAGACAGGTACAGGGTATCCCGTCTGCATTGGAGGCATGGGGAGAATTGATGCACGTCCCTACTTCCGAGAAAACAACTTGGACAAGCGACCCTGTGGAATACACCGAAGATGGCAGGGTAATCATATACGAAAAACCGTATGAATGGTCGCATCCTTTAGTGCGTAAGGTCGCGATTATGCTTGGATTTCCCCGCTTCCCTGATTGGGACTCTGAAAGTTACGAACGCAATGTTTTTATGAAAGCCTATGAGATCGAACTGCAAAGCTATCTAAAACAAAATTCAAGACTGCCAGATGTAACCCGCTTTATTGAAAACAATACAAGCAATTCAATCAAACAATTATCGGAAGGAATGAAACGATGAATACAGACATTGAAATTATGCAAGCAAAGGAACAACGCCGCGAGTGGTTACGGCGGCACGTAGGACTTACACCCGTTGACGGCTTACCCTATCGTGATGAATTGATGGAACGGTATTACAAACTCGTTGACACAAGCAATATCGAAAACATGGTGCGCTATGCTTTTGAGTGGCACGTACTGGCGGAGGACTTCGCAAAAGCGGGACGCCCTGCAATGGCGGCGCGGTGCGAAAGTGATGCAAAGCGGTACGGCGAATATTCTAATGGAGAGGCGGTTTATAAATTGTCAAAGGAATACGGATTAACTCATCAAAGTATATTTGAAAGACTATCTAGAGAAAGGAACATAAGATGAAAGGTCAACCGTGGCAAGATGAGACAGTACAGGCATTGAAGCAAGGTTATCAGGAACAGATTGACGCCCTGCGAGCTGGACAAATATCATCCATCGCTAAATTACTGGACGGCGAAGAATTGTATGGTGAGGAGGGTGTGGTGGTGATACGAGAGGAGTATTACGACACCCTGCAACACCGCGTCACCGCGCTTGAAAAATTACTAGCGCGTGCGGACGTTGCGTTTCGATGTGATACATCACAGGCGGAGGCGCATGACTACTATTGGCGGACGCGTGAGGATATTGAAGCCGCCCTGCGAAATGAGATGGGCATATTAGGTAAAAATTTATACGGGAATATGGAACGCGAAGAAAAACTTGAGAGGGAAATTATTTCTTTGCAACAGCGCATCACCGCACTGGAGGCGGAGCGGGACGCGGCACAATCGAACCTGAGATTTTATGATGGTTTGATAATGGGCGATGGCGAACATGACAAGATTATGCTTGCCCGCGATGGTTCTGTATTCCTTGCCTGTGTGAATGCGTTGGGAATGGATGTGAGCGGGACAGACACTACCGCGATACCAGATGCGATTATCAGACTCAAACAGCGGGTCGCCGCGATGGAAAAGTTTACAAAAACTATAGCGGGCAGACAAACAGCGGGTGATACTGATATACCCCTCTGGGTTTATCAAGCCGCCAAAGTCGCCCTGCAAGCGAAGGGGGCGGGATGAAACGCAAACTCTATCACGCAGAAGCGTGGAATATTGCCAAGAGCGTTATTGAAAGGCTTGCGCCTTTTTGTCAAAGAATTGAAATAGCAGGAAGTTTAAGAAGGCTAAAACCGGAGGTGGGAGATATTGAACTTGTAGCCATTCCTAAATTCGAGACAGACATGTTTGGAACGATAAGCGAAAATCACATGCTTGATTCGGTGGATTGGTCTAAGTATGGGAAGCCAGTCAAGGGCGGGCATAAATATAAGCAGATTGAACTTGAGGAAGGATTGACTCTTGATTTGTTTATCATCACACCTCCCGCACAATGGGGTATACAGTTTATGATACGGACTGGCTCTGCTGATTTCAGTCATAGACTTGTTACGTCGCGCAAATATGGAGGCTTGATGCCGTCTAATTACCGTGTTGAAGGCGGCGCAATTTGGAGCAACAATCATGTTGTTGAAACGCCCGAAGAACAGGATGTTTTCAATCTTATAGGCGTTCCTTTTATCGCACCCGAACTGAGGATAAAATGACCCACCCACTGCCAGAGCCGGAACCAACAGACCCGACAGAATGGATATAACCCATGACCAAATTCAAGATTGAAACACTAGCCCGCCGTTATGGTTGGCGAAAAATAACATACGAACTTTGTCGTGACTATCCCGATAACCGTCCGTTCTACATCACATCATACTTTGGCAAGCATGATGATTACTACAGAGCCAGTCCGAACACAGAATACAGCGACGATGAAATAGCGGAGATCGTACTGGCAGAATACAGCCGTGAGGCAGAATTGGCGGCATGGAGATGACACAATCCAACATCCTACCCATCAGCTACATCGAAAACAAACTGACGAACGCAGGCACGCCACAAGAGACTCAGGCAGTCGAAGCAATATCAGCCGCCGCAATAGCCTACGCAAAAGAACAACATGATTATGAGACTATGGTTATTGCAACTCGCATATACCTGCTGGCGCGGCGCAAGACAACAGAATTGATACTGCCTGAAATCCAGCACGGGGGGCAAGGTAACACGCGTGTTACCTTGCTTGATTATGGATTTACCAAGATGCAATGGAATCGGCGCGTCAAGGAATTGCAAGTTGAACAGGAAAAAGTAAACGCCTATTTTGACAACTGCATATCGAAAGGCTGGAACCCATCCATCGCTGGCGTGTTGAAATTTGCAGACAGCGGGCAGGAATTGGATGTTGATTTTTTCTTACATGACTGTGACCGTATCAGTAGACAAGCCGAGTCTATGTTATCGGATGAATACGAATATCAAAACAGATTGACAAACAGAATGAGAGCGGCGTTGAAATCCGTTATAGAGGCAATGAAATGACCCACTACACCAACAGCATGAGAGAGATTACCGTCATGTGCGGCGCACTGGACTGGATGAGTATCACCAACGTGAAGGAAGCCGTCACCTGTCCGGTGTGCCTGAAACTGATAGCAGACAGCGAACCCGCGCACGGCGGGGAAGAGGTGGGGTGATTCCCCTCAAACCGCGTGAGCGTGAAGTACTGGAATATATCTGTCAATTCCAGGACAGGTACAAAAACAACCCCGGACGCATGGCTATCGAAAGAAAACTCGGCTACAACGTCGAGGCGATATTGCGACGGTTGAAGGATAAGGGTTTTATCACAAGTGACGTTGTGGACGGGCAGAGGGTGTTATTGGTAAATTACAGACCTTGACGGGCAGTACAGTTAATGGTATATCTTATACCATGACTTTAGACGAAGCATATAACAAATGGAAAACAGAGCAGGAAAAGATGACGCCCTATCCAACGTTCGATTTGTACGATTATTGGGCGGGGCGTGTAGGTCGCTCTACTGTAAAAATTTGGCTGGATGAATTAGTCAAACAAGGCAAGGCGAAGCGTGAGCGGGTTGGTAGGCAGTACAGATATAGGATGTTATAACATGACCCCTCCCTCCCCCTTCGCCGCATTGATGATCGCGTTCTGGCTGTTAGGCTTTATCCAGTTATGGCGGGACACGAAGCCCCGCCCGCGGTACGTGGATATGAACCTGCTCACGAATGAGCAGGTCAATCAGATGGTAATGAGGCAAGGATGAGCGCATTTTATAAATATATAGATGACCTTGTAGCAGGAACCGAAGTAGAGGATGATTTTCCAAAAAACGAATCCTCATGGGAGGAATTATTTGACTTTGGGAAGAATCGTATTATAGATATAGTCACCCTAAAAAGAAACCTCGCCCGCCTGCAGGCGATTGAAGCGGACGGTCAATTTATTGTGAACGCTGTAAACAATGGAATTGCGAATATTTGGGTGAGTGGAGATGATGCCCAAAAGTTTTTTGAGTTTACGGCGAAACTCAAGGCATACGCAAAGTTACTGGAGCGCAAGCCATGACATACCGCCCGGACAGGATGAAACAATGCCAAGTCGTTTTGCAGTAGGACACAGGGACATGAATGAGCCGCTAATCACAGCAGTGTTATCACGTGCGGGTATTGGATACATTCTATTGCGAGAGGGCGACGGCGCGGATATTTTAGTCAAGGATTTTCCCATGTTTTTTGTTGAGGTCAAGAATCCGAGTCAACGTCCGTCTGACAGGAAATTAACATCAGATGAATTGACGTTGCAGGCAGAGTGTAAAGCGGGCGGGATTGATTTTTATGTCATTGAGACGCCGGAAGAAATGGCGGACGTAATCAATGAGAGGCGCATAAATTGACTGACTATCTCTACCTCCCGCCCCGGCTTTACAAGTTCTGGAAAGATCGCATCTATATGCGCTCGCCCTATTGGTATCGCCTGCGCTTGAAGGTCAAGAAACAACACGGCGTAACTGGCAGAGTCGACATTCATCACTTGACCTACGCACGGATAGGCAAGCCGCAATGGTATCATTTTGTCCCTGTGATTGGTAAGTGGTTTATCACGGGACGGGAGCGGTTATCAGACCTGCAACCCGTTACGCGTGAAGAGCATAACAGGATACACGGAAAGCAAGAGGCATAACATGAAAGACTTTTTGAATTGTTTTGGAATAGTTCTTTTTTGTATAATGGTCGGTTACGCCCTGTACGTTTTGACAGGATAACATGAGCGACCCATTCCACGCCCGCAACTACTACGAAGCCGCAAAGCGGACAGACGGCGCAAGCGCGCCGGGCAATGTTATACGTTCGATACTGCATATCGGTTACAACCTTTGGCAGATCGTAGACGCCCCCGCCCCGTTGAATAGTGCGGTTGACACATACGAAAGAGGAGTTACTATGAGCGAACGCTGGAATAACATTTGCGAGAACTGGGGGCTGAAGTGATTTACATTGTTTTCTTTTTGGTTGGTGTTGTTGTTGGTGCTGTATTGTTTCTTTGGGTAACAATAGTAAAGATCGAGAACGCAGATATGTTTTATCGAAAGCGCGATGGTGTATGGTTGCCTTACGACCCACACAAGTACGGAAGAGCGATGTATAAATATTGGGAAATTCCAATCCCGAAAAGGAAGAGGTAAATAAAATGACACAAAAAAAAGTAAGTGATTTATTGCAGTCGCAGAATGAGGAAGGGTGGTTTGAACGAAACGTTGTAAGTAATGCCCCGCTTATCATGGCGGTGTTTGCGAATCTAATGGTTATCATTGCAGACGTGCGCGCCTTCGATGTGGTTTATGGTCTCACCCTTTCATGGTGGAAGGCTTTGTCGGCGTCGGCGGCGTGTGCTATCCCGTTCCTGATTTGGGAGATTGCATGGCAGTACAATTCCACTACAGAGAATTGGCGCAAGGTATCTCTTGTTATGGCGGGTATCGCCTTCGCCACGTCTATCTTTTTAGGTGTGGCTGATTTTCTTGGTTTTCAAGGAACGTGGGCTGACTTCCTCTTGGGGTCGGTTGTTATTCTGACGGGTTTACATACCGTCGTTGGGATGCTTTATTTTTACAATGACCCAGACGTAGCGCGTCGTCGCCATAAGAAACAGGCAATGTCAAAAATGCTTGACCAAGAGTTGAACGCACAGGTAGCCACGCAATTACTGGAAAGCGGGAACGATTTGTTGTCTGTTATCAGTTCGCTTGAAAGCAAATATGGTGTTGATGAAGTCGAAAATATCATCCGCATTTTGAGAGGCGATAAGCAGGCAAAGCCAACAGAGCGTGTACAAAAGCGTCAACCGCCGCAACAGTTTACAGCCCGACCCGCTGGCGCATTTCCGCAAGATACCGAACAGGCGAAGCTCGCAGATCGTGACGTAAACCACCCTTCCTAGCCGCTCTGCCTCCGCTGGTACGGGAGGCGGCGGCGGCGGAAAGTGGCACAGCCAACGCCGCGCAAGCGTTGGCAGAGATACCGCAAGCGTTGGCACTCAGTAACGACATAGAGATAATAGACACAGCCAACGCTATATTTGAACAGCCAACACGCTTAGAGCCACGAAGAAACAAGTACGGTATGTTGCGCGGCATTAGTTGGCGAGAGAGAAACAAGGAACGAAAGGCGGTCTGGTATGTCGGTGCAAAAAGCGAAGGACAGCGGAAGCAACAGTACAGCGAACTTAAGCCCCTCTTCGACATTGCCAACGCTACAGCCAACGGAAGCGAAGCGTTGGCAGGGAGAAATGACAAGGGAACAAGCGTTGGCAGTCAGTTGGACAGGACTGCAAGCGTTGGCAATGAACGGTCAACTCATTATTTGCAATGATAAAAAGACCGGGCGTGTCTGGTTTGGGATTGCCAACGCTAAAGCGATAAGGTCACAGACGGGGAACGTTGTCAGGCTTATAGACACAGCCAACGCCGCGCAAGCGTTGGCAGAGAGTGAGACGAAATGAATAAGTTTACAATCATACTCATTACGTTGACAATATTAGTACTGGCGCAAATCGCTTGCGGCGTGTCTAATGCCGCCATTCAGGCTTTGCCAACCGCTGAAAAAACCGTTGAATCTGCCAAAATTCAGCCTCAAATTCAATCGCAAACGGTAAAACCGACCTCCGACCCATACCCCCGCGAAATGGTGGTAATTGGCGAGATCGGTTCTGCCTGTTGGCACATCAGATCCGCGCCTGAAATTGGCGACAACCGCGTCGGATATGTCTGTCCCGGTGACACAGTTATGATTTACGGCGTAGTCGAGAATGGCTTTGTCCAGATCACACCGCCGGGGGATGGTGCAAGGTTTATATGCGGGCAGGCTATCGGCGGCGAAAGCGAGTGCGAATGAAAACAAAAACGATATGCCGTGACCCAAAAGGCGTCGGGTGCGGAGCCGAGATCATATCTACTGGCGCGCGCTCCATCCCGTGCCGCGCTTGCGGGCGGAAGTGGGAGTACACCATAAACATTGACGGAAGCGTCCATTTATGGCTACGACGCAAGCGTGTGTCAGAAGAATGGCGCAAGCGGTCTTATACGGTCTCGTGGTCGCCAGCACAAGAGGAAAAAGCGAAGCGGCGCGGCGTCACGCGTCAGCAGTGTATTGATGCCGGGTACAATAAATTAGTACTTGACATCTGATAGTAATTGATTATAATTGTATAAGTCTAATGTATAAATCATAGTTCGGCGGCACGTCCGCAAAGGAGAGACTATGCCAACATTATCAGTTCGGATAATAAAAAAATCTCGCCGCGTCCGATATTGCGAAGAGTGCGGCAGGCGAATTGAAGGCGAGAACGTAATCAGGCTTTACGGTATGGCAGAGACTTACGACAAGCCATACCAAATATTCTTGCATCGCAAGTGTCTTAACAGTAAAAAAGAAATTGCCATGCTTGAAGCCGCCGAACATCGCGTCCACCCGACAAGTGGGGATTCTCCCGCTTCGGAAATTTTACCCACCGGGGAATTGGCCCCGTCAAACCAGGTTATCAGCGTTCCGCCCACTTGCGGGTAACGCCAGCCGTTAGATGCTAGGAGGCACAATGACACAAGTTGACGAAAATCTTGAATTGATAGAGGAATATATCCGTAAACTAAAGTGGTCGAATGACACACCAGATATACATAAAACTTTAGTAGCTGGAAACATCCGAGCGTTTTATGCGTGGGTCAGGTCGCACCTAACAATGCGTGCAGGCGACGTGTGCAAGGCACACTCGAAAGACTACACTATCACGCTTGGCAATGGTTCTCGTATATGTTCGTTCTGCGGGCGCACACGCGCCTAACGCAATCCGTTGGGCGGCTCTCGCTCAACGGCATAAGGAGCAAAATGGATATTGATGAAATAATTATGCGGGCATCTGCAATAAAGTTGCTTGCAAACGTAGGTGACAAACAGACAGTGTTTGAAGAATGCAATCGTATCATTGCAATCTGTGAAGCCGCCCAACAAAGCGTGCAGTTGACGGTAAACGGGCTTCGGCAAAACTGACGGCTTTTTCTCGTCCCGCCGTTTCCCGCAACTAACGCAAGCCGTTAGCCCGCCCTCGTCAACAGGAGGGCGGGTTTACAATGCCTTCAATCTACTCATGGGGATGTATAAATACCCTGTGTCGGATATGAGTATTATCTTTACAGGGTATGACCTAATCGGAACTAATCTATTCTCCCTATTTATCATGTAAACCTCGTGAATGCAATCCTCGTCATAATACGGGGTATCAGAGAGTTTGTAAGTTTTCACTCTGCCCCAGCCACTATCAAAATCCAGCACCCTG